TCACACCTGCGTACTTTTCTAATGCTGCACTAACAACTCTTCCAAGTTCATAAGAATCAGTACCCAGACCAGCAGAGATGTTTACTGTGATGGACTGTGCAGATGCTGAAGGGGCTGCGATTCCAACCCTGCCCATAGGAGATAACTCCATAGGGATAGCCAGACTTGCTCCCAAGTCTTTTACGCTCCTGACTGCTAAATATGCAGTCTTATCAATGCCTTTAATCAAGCCTTCTGTAATGCCTGAACCAATGCCCATGAATACCTTTGATGGGGAGTTGATTCCAAGGAAGTTCTTAATACCGTTTGTGATGCTTGAGGCAACATTCTTAACAGCGTTAATGGCTGAGGAAATCATGGAGCCAATACCGTTAATCATGCCCTGAACAATGCTCTTACCTATGTTGAAGAAGGCAGAACCAAGTCCTCCAAGGAAACCTAATACATTGTCAATGAGTTGCTTAAATGGCTTTACCAAGTCAACACCAACAAAGAGTTTCTTAAAGGTATCTACTATCCCCTTAAATAGGTTTACAAGCATTCCACCAACCTTGGAGAAGACCTTACCTAATTCATCCCAATGGTTGATTACTAAGATAATGATTGCAATGAGTGCTGCTATACCTGTGATTATCAAACCAATAGGGTTTGCATTCAAAACAATATTCAAGGCAATGTTAGACAGAGTTAAACCCTGAACAGCCTTAGTCCATAGAATGATTGGTGTTACAAGTTTGGCAATGGTTAAGAAGGTTCCTACTCCTATGAGTATGTCCTTCATGTCTTTAAAGTTACCGTTGGTCTTTGCTATACCGTTTTTGTCTTCGTCAGTAAAGAAATCAAATATCTTCTCAAATGCTTTGAGGAGTTTCTCACCAACTAAATCTTTAATCTCATTGAATGTAAATGAGAGTTTCTCCCAAGGAGTAATCAGTCCAAGAGCCTTCTTCTTATACTCTTCACTGGTCAATAGGTCTACTAAGAACTGAACACTCTTACCTGACTTGACTGCCCTATCAAAGGCTGCCTGTTGTTCTTCATTTAATTTAATTCCAAGTTGCTGTAACTCTGTGGCTGTTACCTTGCCGTCTTTGACTACCTTCTGCATTTTGGCTGATAGTTCTTCTACTGAGACATTGTTAGCCTTAGCAAGAATGATGGTGCCTTCTGCTAACTCAAGGGCAAGAGGGTCAAGTTCTGCTCTGAGTTTTCCTCTTAAGCCTTGGACCAGTGTTGCAATAGTTCCATCATCTACATAAAAGAGTTTAGATAGATTATTAATCTTGGTAATGACACCTTCAGCCTCTGCCCCATATTCTGCTGCAAGTGCTGCAAATGCCTTCTTTTCTTCTTCAGCACCCTTGATTGCATCCTTAAACCATGAGATACCTACTGATAAACCAAATGCTGCTGCTATGCCTTTGAAGGCACCTGTCACCTTTGAGACAGAGCCATTGAGGGTATTGAGTTTGGCATTAGTTTCATTGACACCTCTTACAAGGCTGCGTGTATCCGCAACAATGTCTATAACTATGTTATTAGCCATTTTTCTTCTTTACCCCCTTCGTAATCCAGACAACTTCATCATTTGTTAACTCCCAGAATTGTGTTGGTGTATATCCTGTGGCTGCACAGAAATCACCCATGAGTTCTAAGAGATTGTCGCTTTTGGGAGTTCTGCACCTGTCAATGCGTTTAGTTCATCAACGCTCATGTTCTCAACATGTTCCCAAGTAAGGTCAGGTTGAGTCTTTCTACCAATGACTAATGCGATAGCCATAGTTAGTTTTACCTTTGAACCAGTTTCCCATTCATCCATATTCAGACCTGTGAGTTTCTCAACTTCAGCAAGGTCCTTCATCTTTAGATTTCCAATGTCCATTAATTGCCTCCAATGTATTTTCTTCTTATGGCATTCAGGTTTGCTACATACTGTGTTCTTGTATATTCCCTGTTTGTCCATGCTGCTCTTCTTAAGAATGGTTGAGCCTTAATATTTCTTGCTGCCCATCCATATTCCTGAACACCTGCATATGGAACCTTCGCTCCACCTGCCCTGATTTGAATCTTCTGTTTTGCTTTGTTTGCTTTAACAGATGCAGCAAGTGCACCTGATGCTTGAGGAGCAATAGCAGAGGCAGTTTGTGCAACCTTTGAACCAATAGCGTTGTTAGCCTCTTTGAGGTCCTGAACAGCACCCTCATATTGATTGAGACTTCTAACTACTTCTCTTAGTCCTTTGACTGCAACTGTGAACTCTGCCATTGCAACCTATTAAGCCCCTGCAGTTACTTTTGTTGGCTTTCCATCAAGTTTGATGGTCAAGTCATATGTAAAGTATTCACCTGCTGCTCCACCCATATCAGGAACTGTTTCTGCATATCCTGTTGCTGTGAAGTGTGGTTGTGTTGTTGATGGAACTGCGTTTCCATGTGGTGCAAATGTAAGTGTTAAGTCTGCTCCTGGGTTTGTAAACAACTGTGTCCATAGTGATGCTGCTGCAAAATCTTGGAACCCTGTCACTGTGCATGTGTAATCAAGTGAGTCTGAATAATCTCCAAAACCCATTTCACCAACTGCAGATGAGAAGACCACATTCTTTACTGAACCTGCGTAGTCAGTTGAACCAACCTTGAACACAATGTTCTTTCCTTTTAATCTTGACATTACTGTCCTCCTTGTGAATCTATAGTGATGTTAATGTTTGTACTTAAATATGTTGCACCATTTGCTTCTGTAAGAAATGGCTTATCAACATCTAATTTCGCTACTGCTGTGTTTGCCCAAATCAATGGGACAAGTGAATCCAATAAGGAGTCAAGTCCTGTTGTCTCAACATCATTTTGTGCTGTTGGTACAAGTAGAAGAATCTTCCAGTTAATTGAATAGATGGCTTCATATTCATCATCATTAACACTGATGAAAGGAAACCCTGCTTCAAGAATTGCACAAGGTGCTATTGGTCGTGCAGGTGAGAACTTATAAACATTCTGTAGTTCTTCTCTTAGGATATTTGCAATATCTTCTTTGATACCTGAAATGTTCATGCGAACCTCACCATGTAACGGTTAAGTAGTGGGTAGACACCTGCTAATGGGTCTCTTGCAATACGGATAGGTGCTCCGTCATATGCTGAGTATTGTGAGATTCCCATTGGAGCAGAGCGTCTGTGGAATAGTTCTGAACCAACCTCAAGGTAGCAACGCTTTAGAATCTGGGTAGGCACCTTTGTTGATTGCACATAAGATGCAATTAAGTCAGTTGCTGTATCCCAGCATTCTTCTGCAAACTCGTTATCCAAGTCAGAAGCACCTACATACGCTTTGAGGTCAGTCCAGTCCATTTAATTTCCCCTAATTAGTCCAGTGGATTTGCAACTTTTACAAGTGCTTTAGGGTCATGTCCTGCTACTGCAAGGTACCCATACACTGAGAATTGCTGTGTCAGATTGGTGATATCTCCATCATTGAGACGGAAAGGTGCACCTGCTGATTCATAAGTTGTGATTGCTGAAGAAGCACCTGTTAGAAGTGTTCCTGCTGCAAGTGATGGGTCTACAACGATTGGTAGACCTGCAATGTTTCCAGTCAATCCAACTGGGTTGATTGAACCAAATCCATTTGAAGGATTTGTTGCTGCTGCGATTGGACGAGCAACACCATCAACCTGCTTAGCAAGTTGCTTGAATACATCAGATGAGCAAAGGATGAACTCCAGTGCCTTACCTGTTTCGTTATTAACCTTAGTTGCTGAGTCTGCAAGCATCTCAATGATTGCATCTGCTGACCATGCAGCAACTGATGAAGTTGAAGTTGTTGTAAGTGAGTCAATGTATGACTTAACTACATTGTTAGTCTTCTTTGCATAGGCTGCTGCCATTGCTCTGAATGCTGCATCTACATAAGCAACAGATGAACGCTCAATCAACTGACGAGTCATAGCAGTGTATCCACCGTATGTCTTAATGTTTGCAGTTGCTGAAGTTAGGTCAATCTTACCAAATGTAAGTGAGTCTCCTTCTGCTTCCTGCTCTTCAATTGCTGAACTGTCAGAATTGAGTAGTGGGTATTCAATTGTCATTCCATCTGCTGGAAGTGGTGCTGATGTGAACACATTGTAAGTAGGACGACCATTGTTGAGAATGCGGATAGTTTCATTTACCCATGCGTTCTTTAGAATGCTGTCTGCCATTACTGAGTTTGTATCTGCAAATGCACGAGCAAGTGTTAAACCTGACTCATCACCTGTTGCTACTGACTTTACATATTCACCGTATGAACGGAATTTTGGTGCAGTTGGAGCCTCTGTCTTGTCTGCTGACAAAACTTCTAAGCGGCGTTCCAACTCTTCTGCATGATTACGCACTTCAGCGATTTCTGAAGAGTAATCAGGTGTTGTTGTTGTTTCCATATTTGTTTCCTCCTTGATTTCTCTAACCTCAGTCACTGAGGCGTTTTCATAAGCAGGGAATGCAACCAAGGAGACTTCCTTGAGATTGACCTTCTTGCGAATGATTGTTCTGTCTTGCTTCTCATCCACCAAGGGAATGAAGCCCACAGAAAATGAGCGAATAGCACCATCTTTAACTAACTCAAGGGTTTCATCCCCAAGTTTTGTGGAACTAATCTTTGCCTTAATCCAGAGACCATCTTCTCTTTCTTCCATTGAGTTAACTTTCCCAATGATTTCTTTATGGTCTCTAAAAAGTTTTACATGTGAGTTAAGGTCTACTGAGCCTCTTACAAACTGCTCTTTGTCTCCCCCACCAATGTCAATTACATCATTGTATGGAACTGCTCTACCAATGACTTCTCTTGTTTCTACATTAGTCTCTCTGATTTCAAAACTACGATTTTCCATTATTTTCTCCATATACCCTCATTTTAATTCACAGGTTGTTCCACATTGTTTTGTGGTTCCTGTGCAGGGTTGTTGTTTGGCACTACTGGTTGTGTAATTGGTGGAAGGTCTGCTTCATTTATTGGAGGCATTCCTTCAGACTCTCTAACTTCATTAACTGTTAGGAATCTCTTGTCAATTCCAATTGCATAACTTTGATATCTATTTAATACATTAGGTCTCAAGAACCCAGTCATATTAAATTCAGCCTTCTGACCTCTTGGTAGTAAGTCAGTAAGTGCCTGTTGAATACGGACTATGTACTGCTGTAGTCCATCTTCATATAGTTTCTGCCTATCTTCATTACCGTTTGTATATGTAAGACCTGAGCCTTCTACTGCAAGACCAAGGTACATACTTGGGACTCCAAACATGTTTGCTATCTGACGAGTAGTAAATGTCTGGTTAGCCAAGAACTGTGCTTCTTCAGGGTTGAGTGCTATTGATTGATAAGCAAGTCCTGATGAAAGAACAGCAACGCTTCTTTCCTTCTGTGACTCAATAAATGCCTTCTTGTTTGCAAGGGCAATATCAGCAGAAAGAAACTCTGATGTAGTAAGTGTTCCTGTAGGAACTGCAGCCATCTTGAACCAATTGTCTGCATAGTTCTGCAAGTCGTTAGCAGATTGAATAATTTGTTTGTGTCGTTGTAGAGGTCCCTGTCCATATATATCCCCAGGAATTGACCACAACTTAAGGTGCTTAATAGTGCCAGTGGCTTGTTTTACGCCATTGATGGAGTACTCAAGGTTTCCCCTTGTGTCCTGTTCAATGTTTACCCAGTGAGCAGGGATTAACTCCATACTTGCTATGCCACGCACACCCTTGTAAATCTTCCAGTATGCGTTTCCATAGATAGCCATAGAGACAATTGTTTGTCCAATAAATTCACCCTGAGTTACATTGTTCTCAACATCAGGTGTTAGTAACCATGATGGAGTATCTACCTTTTCAATACCACGCAAAACCTCAACAGGTATCTGCATGGCTGCTGTTTCAAGAACTGATATACATCTTGTAACTGGAATTAGTTGTAATGCTGTAATTTCATTGACTACAAATGGTTGTCTAAATGGGATAAATGCCCCACGCTCTTCCAAGTCATCTGGAACATAGCGTTCTATATATTCTTCTTCCCTGCCTAAAAGTTTATTAAATATTCCCATGTATCTCCTTTACCAAACCATCTGAGTTGCTTGAATTTGTGTGTCCACATACCAGATAGCCAAAACTGTTGCTAATGCTGCATCTATGTCTGTCATAGAGTCTTTTCTTGTGATTTTCCAAGACTCACCAACATTCTTACGCACTGCCCTTTGCATTTGCACTGACACAATTTCATCTTTTGGATGAACTAATGTCTTTCTCATAATTCTACGGTAGGCGTTGTTTGACCCATTGATTAAGTCCTTATGAGTAGCCTTATGCACTCTAATTCCACGCTGTTGCAGTGCTTGTGCAAGGTCTGAAGAAATATAAGAATCAACAATAAAAGGTGCACCAAACTTGGATAATCCAACACAGGCCTTTGTTAATTCATCAATGTTTGTATTATTAAATGATGCAACTAATTCAGTAGAAACTATGTCTCCATCTTCTAAAGTGGCTGCAACTATTGATGCATGGTCCCACCCTGGAGTTCTATCTACTGCAAATACCTGAACTCTTGAACAAGTACCGTAAGGAAGGCTCTGCCATGTACCTACAGGAAGCCACGCATTCATGCTGGAAACAAACTGGTTTAGGCGATATCTACGAGCATCAGCCTCTGGCATTGTTGCTAATTCATTCTTTACAGATGCCCAAGAAAGTAGTCCAGATGCAAGATTTGGGTTAGCCCTGCGTACTTCTGCCTCATCAAACACATCACAGCCCTGTGGAGCCTCCCAACAGAAGAATCCAAACCTTTCAAAGTTCTTATCTTCATCTACTGACTTAGCACCACGCTCATATAACTTCTTTAATAGTTCAGAGGTGTCATCTCCTGCTGTAGTAATACCAATTGTTATACCGTCAGGTCTTGTGGCAGAACCCAGTGCCATTGCAGTCCATACATCCTCATTAGCCACATGCAACTCATCAAATACAACAAGGGATGGATGTAGACCCTGTGCTGTTCCTGCCTTAGCAGCAATAACCTTGTACACACCTGTGCCATCAGAAGTCCATAGACCTCTATGCTCAGTAGAACGAGAGAATAGGGATTTAAGAATCTCTGAGGTTTGTGTTTGGTGTAAAAGTCTTCTATAAACAATCTTTGCTTGGTCTGCTGAGGCTGCTACTGAGATAACTTCAGGTGCTGGTTCATGGAGGAGCATTCCATAGAGTGCAAACAAGGCTCCTATTAAAGATTTACCATTCTTACGAGGCATTGAGATACAGACCTGTTTGTATCTAAGTCTTCCTGCTAATTCTGGGTCTTCATGGTCATCTGGGTATCTTTCCAATACCCTGCGGATTAGCCACTTCTGCCAGTCAGTCAAAACTAACCCTGCATTGTGCTTTTCAGGTAACTTCCATATTGCTTCTACTACATTTATTAACTTGTCACCATCAGTAACAAGATTTTCATCAAGGGAAGATGTGTAGTGAGTGGGTAGCCATTCCATTAAGCCCCATTAGCAATCTGTGCAAGCATTTCTTGAGGAGTTATGCTCAAATCCTGTCGTCTATTGTTCATTAAGCCTAAATTGCTCAATAACCCAATCAAAATAGGTGCTAATTGATGCCTTCTATCAGGCATTTGGTCCATGGTTTGAGCCAGTAGAACAGCCTGTTGTGCTGCTCCTAAGTCTGCATCCTCAAGCCATGTAGCACTTCTGATAGATGCGATAACTGCATTCTCTAAAGATAAATCTAATTCAAGGGGTTCAAAATCAGACTTAATAAGCCTGTGTGCCCTTGGTCCCTGCGTTAATCCTGTTCTCATTCTGCCTCCTGATTTACTAATTATAAATTGCGTGTATTTCCATGATTCAGATTCACTATTTACTGTGTAGGTTTTTTAGAAAAATGGATGCGGGGTTTCCTGTGTACGCATAAAAAACCCCATGAATGAAATATCAGAATAAATCTCTTCCAAACAGATACATCAGTATCCAAACCTGCATATTTAATAGAATTACTTCAAATAATGTCATTTGTACTTAGGGTTAAACCATTGCAATCTAACTCTTGCTACATCTCTGTCTTGTAATGTGCTGTTACACATGTGACACATAGGCTCAAGGTTGTCTAACCCATCTCCTCCTCCCTTAGAGATAGGCAATATGTGATTAGCAGTATCTGCCTCCAGACCACATG